CGGTTGTTATGAGTAATTGCATACACAACCAATTAGAATCTCTCGGGGCTCGCTATCTTAAAGAGACCCCGGCACCTCAGCCTAAGAATCTCAACTTCCAACTCCTGAACAGAATAGTCGATCATTTGGCGAAACAGATCGCAGAGTTCTTCTGTCCGGAGTTTAATTTCCAACAATATGTACGCAACAAACCTGGCGCTGTTAGACGCCGCTTCCTCAAGGCGTACAAGCAGATGTGTGATGGTCAACGTAATCTATCTGCGAACTCTGAAATCGCTGCCTTTGTCAAAAATGAACGTTATTTTGAGGAAGGCAAATCACCCAGAATGATTATGGGCAGAGACCCTAAGTTCAACATCATCTATTCGCGGTTCATCGCGCGGTTGGAGGATGCATTTTTCAAACTGCCGCAGGTTGCGAATGCCTGTGATTACAACAAATGCGGTTTGAAATTTGGAGAACTGTTTAATCATTGCTCCAGCATGTTTGAGAACGACATGTCAAAGTATGAAGCCGCACAGCGAAAATGTTTGCTGGCCCTCGAATTCGACGTTTATCGCAAGGTTTTTCAAGCTTGCGGTTGCGGAGAAGAGGTTGAGGACCTGCTCACAGTGTTTGCTGCGAAATGTATCAAACCGGTTGTCACAGGGGAAGGTGTCAGCGCGAAGTTTGATTGGTGTCGCGGCTCTGGTGATATGGACACGAGTTTAGGCAACGGTATCATAAATTACGTGACCACAATGTATTTTATGATTTATAACTTTTGTGATGTTCAGTGTAGATTTGAGCAATGCAATTGTTTGTTTGACAAATTCGTTTTGAAGGGTGATGACAGTTACGGATGCAGTCCACATAACAACTTGACCAATACTTATGCGTGGTTTGGCCTGGAGGCGAAGCTTATCTATCGCCCCGATGCCCGTAACGTTGAATTTTGTAGTGGCCACTTTATTCGCATGGCCAATGGAAAGTGGACTTACGTTCAAAAATTGCGGAAACTGATCACTTCTGTCTCCACCTGCATCAACGCCGACATAATTAAGAACGGTTGGCTTGCGCATTATCTGAAGAGTTTGGGAATGATGTATAGCATTCTGTACAAAAACGTTCCAATCTATGAGGATTTTGCAAAGATGTTGGTTACGGCGGACGTGAAACATGGGATTAACACCAATCTCATCGAGGGCGTTTCATATGGTGCCTGGGAGGCGTTTTCAAATACGGGTAATACTGATAATGTAGACTCGTGCCCAGAAACACTCCTTGACATTGCGGAACACAATGACATGCCCTTTGCTCAGTTAAACGCATTAAAGTCTTGTTTTGACAGCACACGCATACAGCTACCCGACCATTTCAGGAGACGCTGTAATTTGCGAAACAAGACGGGCGAAATGGTGATCGACCCAGGCTCAACCATCAGCACCTGGGTAAATAGGATTGAATTATGCAAGAAAGCGAAGATGTTCCGCAAAGATCTTTCGCGTTTGTTGCAGAGGCCTGGCCACATGGCCTCGTTGTTTTCCACCAGCGACTAATTCTTTCCCGCATCAGGGGTTAAATGATGCGAAAC